AGATAGATGCCCACGAAGCCATGAGCGACATACGTGCCACGTATCTAGTAGACATGAAGATCGCAGAGATCGCAGGAGAAGAGTTCGCGGAGATCTCCATAGTAGACGAAGTAAGATCGCTCAACATCGCTCCGCTTCCTCAGCTCCACGTCCACTCTGAGTACAGCAACACGGACTCTGTGGTGTCGGTCGAGGACTGGATCCTATGGGCGCACAGCAACAGCGTCAGCGCGATATCGTTTCCAGACCACCACTGGGCTGCGTCTTTGTATAAGTCTATAAACAAGAAGTCCGTTCTAGACAAGATCAAGAAGCTCCACAAGATCTCGATCCCTGAGGATGCGATCACCGTGGTTCCGTCTATAAGCCTAAACGTGTCGCTCGACGGAAAGCTCGAGTACTTCAGGCTAAACGCCTGGGCGACGTCTGACGCCGGTTACTACAACCTTCTAAAGCTGGCGTCTCTTGGCTGGGACGAGTCAAGAGAAGATTCCGAGGTAAGGATCGCGGTCGTTTCCCTAGACAAGATCTCAAAGTACAGAGAAGGCGTCGTGTTCGGCACCGGGTGCGAGAAGGGCCTTATAGGCAAGCTTCTGCTTGATGCTTCTATCGATCTTGAGGGCTACGTAAAAGAGGTCAGGCGAAAGCTCGGATCTCTGGTCCTAGAGCTGATCCCAGTAGACGTCACAAAATACTTCAGCAAAGGCATCGGCTTCAGGTCCTATCAAGACGTGCCAAACCTAACGGAGCTCGTCAATCGCACTATATCAGGTCTGATAGACTCTCACGGCTACGACTTTATCATATCTTCTACGGCTAATTTCATATCGCCCGACGACAAGGTGCTGCAGGACGTCGTCTCTAAGTCGTCGTTCAAGGACAAGCGCTTCTTCTACGAGTCTAGGCATCAAAGGTCCATGGACGAGCAGTATGCCATACTCAAGCGCCATCTTGGAGACTGGATGAGCCTAGACGTCGTTGAAAAAGCAAGATCTAACGCTATGAAGATAGTAGAGAGATCTAAGACAATCAACATAAAGCACGAATATCACTTGCCTAAGATAGAGATTCCGCAATCCATACTAGACAAGACCGACGACTACGACAAGCAGCTCTACTTTCTTCTTATGGCAAAGGTCAAAGAGCACGGTAGATGGTCAGACGATCCGGTCTACGTCGCGCGCTTCAAGAAAGAGCTCGAGGTCATATGGAAGAACCCTAAGCTCAACTTCCTGCCGTACTTCTTGATGTACGAGGATATCTGCGCGTTTGCCAGGGCAAAAGGCATACTACAGAACCTGGCTCGTGGTTCCGCCGGTGGGTGTCTGATCTCGTACTATCTGAAGATCATACACGTAAACCCCATAGAAGAAAAGCTGCCTTTCGAGCGGTTTCTAAGCCACGCCCGTATCAACGCAGGATCATTTCCTGACATCGACCTGGACCTCGGCAACAGGTCTCCGGTGCTCAAGTACCTTCAAGAGAAGTACGGCGTAGGCTTCGCGCAGATCGGCACGTTTCAGAGGTTCAAGACCAAGAACGCGCTCAAGGATGCCATGTTCGCTATATTCGGTAGGAGCCGCACCGACAAAGAGGTCATGGATATATGCTCGACGATACCAGACTCGCCGCAGGGCTTAGACGAGGCCGACTTTTTGTACGGATACGTAGACTCAGAGGGCGTATATCACAGAGGCCATCTCGAGACGAACGAGACGCTTCAGAGCTTCTTCAGGCAATACCCAGAGATCGAGTACATCACCAAGCGATTGATCGGTCTTCCCAAGGGTATGGGTCGACACGCTTCTGCTTTCGTGATATCGACCTTAGACATCTCGCAGACGCGCGTGCCGACCATGGTGTTCGACGACGAGGAACTTGGTCCTGTGCCGGTGACCCAGTTTGAGGCTCCGATGGTCGAGAAGTCAGGCCTAGTGAAGGCAGACATACTAGGTCTCACGACCATCAAGACCATCGAACGAGTGGTAGATCTCGTGAAAACAAACACAGGCATCGATCTTCTCGAGGAAGACGACAAAGGCGTTCAGATGCTCTATCGCCTGCCGGAAGATCCAGGCGTGTACGAGGACTTCTATAAGCGCAAGACCGACTCTTCGTTTCAGTTCAACACAGACCTCATCAAGAGCTACATCAAGCAGTTTGCTCCGGTGTGTCGAAAAGATCTTGCCGACCTTACGGCGCTGTGTCGCCCTGGTGCGTTGGACGTAGAATTTATCCCTGGTGTGTCGGCAACGCAGTTCTACATAGATGTCAGGAACGGAGCCCGCGAGCCGGAATACGTTCACGAAGATCTCAAAGAGATCCTCGAGGAAACCAACGGCGTAGTCACTTACCAAGAGCAACTAATGGAGATCTTGGTTAAATTCTGCGGATACACGCTGGAAGAATCAGACCAGATACGGTCGGCCATCGCTAAGAAGAAGCGCGATGTGATGACAAAGGCGTTTGATAAAGTTAGGACTGAAACCTCAAAGCATGGCTGGACGCTTCAGCAGGCAGAAGAGCTGTGTAAGGTTCTAGAAGCGTACTCGAACTACAGTTTCAACAGATCTCATTCGGCCGCCTACGGACACCTTGGCTACATAACGATGTATCTGAAACGAAACTTTCCTCTAGAGTGGTGGACAGCAGAGCTCAACAACTCAGGCGAGGAAAAGATCCGCCACTACGTTTCCATCCTCGGCAACACGATCATACCGCCGTCTGTTAGAAATCCAGCCGACAGATTCACCATAGTCGGAAACAGGATCGCGGCTCCGCTGTCGACAGTCAAAGGTCTAGGTCCAGCGAGTATCAGGAACATAATCGACAAGGGTCCGTTCTCCTCCTTCGAGGACTTCGTTGCCAAGACCAACGGACCCATAAACTCGTCTCACTTCTGGGCTCTGTTTAAGGCAGGCGTTTTCGACGAGCTCGCCAACGAAACCGAGTCAATAGCAGAAGCTAGGGAGCGTTTTCTGTCGCACTACACAAAGCTAAAGAAGATCAAGAAGATCCCAGACGACGTGGTAGACGTCTCGCCGTTGAACATCTTCCTCAACCAGCGTGAGGTCTACAAGTGCTTCAACAAGGCCGTGCTCGACGATCAGTATATAAGAAACCAGATCTCGGACATGTGGCCGGCGATGCGAGAGACCAAGCGAAAAGACATACCGCTGGCGTTCGGTACATCGCCAGCAGTCCCTGTCATAGCGTCTGTCAGTGTGGCCGAGAAGCTTGTGGCGTCGAGCGAGTCCTCAGAAAACGGCCATAACGTAAGGGTCGCGATGATAGGACTGTATCAGTCCTCGGAGCATGCGGAAGGCGTCTCCAAGAGCGGAAGACAGTGGTCTAGAGTCAGAGTGGTTCTGTCTGACGGTCTATCGACCATGGAGTGCATCAAGTGGGACCAGAAGAAAGCCTTTCGCTTTCCAGTAGACTCGCTGGTCTACGTCATGGGCAACCTGAAGCGCGGATGGAGAGGCTCACCAACGCTCGAGATACTCGAGATCGAGAAGGTAGAGAGAAACGACACCAGAAGCAAGAAGACCCTGTAGGTACAAACATACTGCACAGCAAATGTCTCAAGGAGAGAATAATGAACAGCGTCTATGTCTCTACAAAATCTCCCCCTAAGATCATCTCGCACCAGGAGATGGTCCTGGCTCCGCCGACCTTCGTAGAAGAGGTCAGAGCATGCTTCAAGAAGAAAGGCGGTTCCGCTATACTGGGCCCAAACTACCTTAGGGCGATAGCCGAAGAGATCGGCCGCAGGTACGACCGCAGCTTCAACGCGTACCGCAACGTCGTCCCGCACGACTACATGGGCCGATACTGCGCCTCAGACGAAGAGGTCGCACTGGTGGTTCACGAGATGTTTCAAGCGCGGTATCCCACCATCTACCAGAGATACTATGAGACAGTCATAAAGGAAAGATCCTTAGATATCAAAGTCATATATTTCACAGGCGACGAGCAGGACGAGTCTGTCTTCTTCAGGCTCGGCATCGGCAAGATCGACCTCAGCGAGGCTGGTGCCCATCTCACGGTCGAGAAACCTGTGGAAGAGCGCAAGCCTTCCGTAGAGCAGGTGGTCGACAGGCTCAAGATCATGGAAGAAGTGAAGATCGACAGATCTGAGCCAGAGCAACCCAAGCCAGATCCTGAGGTCTCTGAGGCGTTAGACCTTCTTGTAGAGATGGTAGAGCTTGAAGAAAAACCTGCACCGCTGCCTAAGCCAGAGAAACCCTCTAACAACCACCGCCGAAACCGAGAGCAAAAGGCATCTTCTCAGCCTGTCGATAAATGAATTGGATGTATAATATCATTAGACATTGTGTCTATTCACTAAACTTAGGAGCTTAACATGTCAAAGACACCACTCAAGATCAACCTCGATTCTCTCAAAGAGCGCAAAGGCTGGAAACGCCACGAAGTAAACCAAGGAGACAACGTCTACCGCGTACTGCCGCCGTTCGGCGAGAACTCAGACGGCTACGCTTATCGCCGCTGGGTCGTAGCATGGCTGACCGACCCTCAGTCCGGCCGTCGTCGTCCGTACGCTTCTCCACGATCGTTCGGCGAAGATGCCTGTCCTGTTACCGAGTACATCGCTCGCCTCGAGAAGAAGCGCGAAGCCATCGAGACAGAGCTTAAGGCCCAAGGCCTAAGCAAGGAAGAGATCCGAGACCAGCTCAAGCCCATCAGCGACGTTATCTGGACCACCAAGCCAAAAGCAACGTACGTCTACAACGCCTGCAACAAGGCCGGCGAGGTCGGTCTTCTCGAGCTCAAGAAAACCGCGCACGACGCCATGAAGAAGCAGATGATGCAGTACGTGACAGACTACGGCCAAGATCCTACCTCTCTCCTGTCAGAGGACGACGACTCTGGCGTGTGGTTCAAGATCCGCCGAGAAGGCGAGGGCACATCTACCGAGTACTCGGTCTCTAAGAGTCAGGCCAAAGAGAAAACTGCCAAAGGCATCAGCTACATCGACGACCGTGATCCTCTGCCGCAGAACGTCGTAGACAACTACGACAATCTGGGCTACGATCTTACGACCCTCTACAAGCGCATGTCGTACGAGGAGCTCAAAGATGTCTTGATGGCAAATCTTTCCGTGATCTACCAGCAGAACCCAGACGCAGCGGTAGACGGCTTCTTGGTCGAGGAAGACGAGCTTCCAGCGCCTACACCCATCAAGAAGGCTCAGGCTCCAGCCGCAAAGAAGATCACGACCCGCTTCGACGACGCCGACGACGAAGATGCCGCCCCTTGGGAAGACAAGAAGCCCGTCGCACAGGCAAAGAAGCCTACGGCACCAGCCAGCAAAGCTCGCGCTTCGTCCGACGACGATATCTTCTCTTACGCAGAATCACTCCTCGACAACTGAGGTGAACCGTGTCTGTAGACCTTGCAACGATAGAGTCTACGCTGGAGGCGATCGACCTAAAGAAGATCGCCGAGTTCACCAGAAAGCTCAGCGACATCGGACAAGGCTTCAACAAGATGATGGCTCCCGTGTATCTGCGGGAGTTCATCATCGCGTATGACGTCACGTCAGTGATGCACGCTAAAGCGGTTCAGGCAGAGCTCAACGCAAAATCAGCAGTAGATACAGCAGAAGCGATCGCATACCTAGACAGAGCACCAGACTTCTTCAGGCAAAGAAACGAGAAGCCCACGGTCGAGTCCCGTAAGGCGTACGTGGCACTGGACCCTGACGTTCAGCACGCCAAGGAAGTTCACGCCAGGGCACAAGCCATGTCCCTCCTGATGAGGAACAAGGTGCAAGAATTTAGGTTCGCGATCGATGCGGTAAAGAAACTGTCAGAAGATGGATACATGACGCCTTGGGAAGGCATGAAAGGATGAAGTGTAGTGTCTGTGGATAAAACAGATTTTCAAATAAGGATTCAAAATAGCGGCAAAAGACAAAAGCTCTACAGACACTATTGTGATAAATGTGGTTTAGATAGGGGATATATTGTCTACTCTAAGATGAGTGATATTTCTTCTGCTGATAGGCCATGTAAAAAATGCAGAGATAAAGTGGTTGGTCTAGCTTCAATTGGTAGAGTCCCTACCAACAAGGGCAAGCCAATGAGTGAAGATATGAAGCAAAAGCTTCGCAAAGCAAATCTAGGAAAGTCTCCCCCTAACAAGGGACAGAGCGTCTCAGAAGAAACAAAGATAAAGATTAGTTGCAAGGTTCGTGGAATATCACTAGATGAGTTTGATGACTTTGGCTGGAAGCAGGAAGCCGTTAGAAAACAGCAGTTTGATATTAAACTTCGTAAGCAGTGTTTTGAGTTAGCAGACTATACTTGTGATTGTTGCTCTAAAAGAGGTGTGGCATTGAATGCTCATCATCTATACGATTATGCAAATCATCCTCACCTTTTGAACGAGTTAAGCAATCTGGTATGTCTTTGCGAAACATGCCATAAAGAATTTCATGTCAGACACGGTAGAACGCAAAGAAATAAGAAGATCTTAAACACCAAAGAGCAATATTTAGAATTTAAGGAGCATAAAAATGTCGACAAACAAATGGATGTCTAAACTAACAAGCGATATAGGCGTTGCTGTATCTAAGTTAAGATCTCAAACACCCTCGGCTATTCCTACTTGGTCTCCGTCTTTAAATTGGGCCACGTGCCAAGGCGGCTTTATCCCAGGCAAAGTGAATATTTTATATGGTCCAGAGAGCTCTGGAAAATCGATGCTCGCTATGATGGCGCTGATCGAGCTTCAGAGGCTTGATAAAGAGGCTTTAGCGATCTGGTTTGATGCCGAGTACTCCTTCAATTCACAGATGTTCATCAAACTAGGCGGCGACGCAGATCGTCTTGTCGTAAGGAAATCAAACGATCCGGTTAAGATCTTCGACTATATCGGCGGTGAGATGCTTGAGCTGATTCAGGATGGCGCACCGATCAAGGCCATTGTGATCGATTCGATTAAGTCGATCAGATATCCTAAGGACGTACGCAAGCAGACCACTGACCAAATTATGGGTGGTAGTGGATCCCAGTACCTCGGCTCTGCGTTGAAACTCGTGGTCCCCGTAGTTGCAGAACATAAACTATTAACCCTGTTTATTCAACAAGTTACGGCGCAAATGGACCCGATGAAGGCACTGCGCAACCCGTACGTCATCTCAGAAGGCCACGCGCTCAAGCACGCGGCAGATCTTATGCTTGAGATCACACGCGTTGACTCTAAGAAGGGCGTGATCGAGTCAGGCGAGACCATAACCGGCGCAGCGGCTCAAGTAGGCCACAAGGTTCGCGTAAAGGTGAAGAAGAACCGGATGGGCGCGCCTGCTCGCCAGGCAGAGTTCACGTTCCACTACGACCTAGGCGTCATCGACACGGGAGGCGAGATCTTCGAGCTCGCTAAAGCATTGGGTGTCATCAAGCATCCTACAAACCCAGACACAGGCAGAGAGAACCCGCAGATGTGGTGCTTCGCAAACGAGGCACCGGTTCGCGGCGAGCAGAACATCAAGAACATGGTGATAGGGGACAAAGATCTCCAGAACCGTATCCTAAGTGCCTGCTACGAGCATCAGGACGCCAAGGTCGAGATCGACTCGTCTGGGTTTGTGGAAGACGACGTATGAACACCTTAGCGAACCACAACCTAAGACGATTAGTAAAGGGCCGTTTCCTGATTGTCAGGGTTGTGTACGCGTTCTGCAGACTCAAGATGAGTAGAAGCATCGCTATATCGGATCCAGAGATAGAGCGACTGCTTTCGATAGCAGGAAGTCGCGGTCTATGATGCGTGATCCTGACGACGACTATGATCTAGACTCGTTTGAGGCATACATGGTGTATGTGTGCTTCATACGAGCCATAGAGCGACTCAAGATAGTCAAGAGCATCGACTCGATAAATCTCAGCTTCAAGATCTGAAGGAAAGATATGACTAGAATCCTGCTCATCGGCGACCCACATATCCGCCACACCCATCTTTCAGAGGGCAAGGCCCTACTGGAGTGGGTGGAGTTTATCGCCGAGACCAAGAAGCCAGACTTGATCGTAAACCTAGGCGACACGTTCGACACCCACGCCATTATCCGAGCAGAGGTGATGTGTACGGTCTCTAGGCATCTCGACCGTCTCCTCGAGCTCAAGATCCCGACCGTGCTTCTCCTAGGCAACCACGACATGCATAAACCCAACTCAAGCGAGTATCACGCGCTCGAGCCTTTCGAGAGTAAAAACCTGATAGTGGCCGACGTCGTCACCGTGGCAGACGGCATAACGTATGTCCCCTACGTCCATGACCCAAGAGACTGGCCTAAGATCTCAACCAGCGTCGCGATAACGCACAACACATTCATAGGCGCAGACTATGGCTTCAAGACGGCTACTGACGGAATCTCAACTGATGTCTTGGATTGCGACCTTGTCGCATCTGGGCATATTCACAAGAAGCAGGTTCTCGAGTATGGACCGATGGGATCTGGCAGAGTTCTATACCCAGGTACGCCTATGTGTCTATCTGCAGGCGATGCGGGACAGACCAAAGGACTCACCATACTAGACATATCCGATATGTCCCAGGAGTTCATAGAGTCACCCTTTCCTATGTGGCGGACCCTAGACTTCGAGGTCGGCAAAGATTCTGCTATGAACATAAACTCGACAGACATGTGGATAGTAAAACTTATAGGGCCAAGGGCAGAGGTCAAGGCCATGCTCGAGTCCAAAGAGATCAAGGAACTCAAGAAAGTGGCCCACGTGACCTTCAAGACCGAGTTCACGGACACGGCAAGATCATCCAGGGTCTCTATATCGGCTCCTACGATCGAGACTATGACCGACCAGTACGTAGACAAGGTCTACGCTGGAGGAATCGACAGGGACACCCTTAAGTCAACCCTGAGACACTACACGAGGACGGATCGATGAGCACGGTATCCAGCGAGTACCTAGACCAGCAGCGCTGGCTTATGAACAGCGGCCTCTTCACCGACAACGCCAAAGACACGCTTTTCATGTACGGCAGCATCGTCAACAAGCACATTACAGCACTGGAACTATCGATAGATCCAGACAATAAGCGCGTACACTACGTCTTGTATGCGGCCCCATCCTTGGTCAAAGCTTATAATAAGTATCAAGAGCTCAAGAGTCTAGGCTCTGTATGGGCTATGTGGAGAACAAGACGTATCCTTAGCAATAACGGAAACCTTGAGTTTCAGCAGTTGCTGTCGACGTTTGTGCGGTCGTATTGTGGCCCGGGATGGGCCACATCAATGGAGTTAAAGAAGAGTTCTGAGTATGAGGAACAAAGATCCAAAGATAATGATGATAAAGGAAAAGATCGATAGACTTTCGACCAACGAGGACGATCGTCAGGATCTTTGGGTGCGATACCTAGAAAACCCTGACTCTGATTTATACAGTAATATCGAAGACATAAGCTTCAGAAACTCTATAAGAGACAGGATCGCCGACGACATAGTGAACCTCTACACCTCAACGCTTAAGGTCGGCTTTGTTCAGAATATACTCAGTAATTTCACCGACCTAGAGCGCTCAATCATAGTTCTCATCCTTTTAGGTCTATCCAACGAGCAGATATCAAGGTATAAGATGATAGGGTTGCTGCGTCTAAATCAGACGCTGCACAACATCTCTTTGCACCCAGTGTGGGAGACCTTGCGTGTCGAAGAAAAAGCTAAGCTCGGAGCAGAAGCACGGGCTGACCGGTGAACAGATCGCAGAGATCGAGCGTTACCTTCGTCAGCCGACTGCGTCAGGCGCGATAGACAAACAAGAAGCATCACCGATATACGAGCTGTTCCTGATCGGCTACAGCACCGAGGAACTTGCCGCTCGATTTCCGCAGTACTCCAAGTCGCGCATACTGTACACGGCTGCCGCCGGCGGATGGGTGAAGGACAAGGAAAGGCTGGCGAGCTCGATATACGACCGCATCAGGGCCAGGATAATCAGGTCCACCGTAGAGCAGGTCGAGTTCCTGACCGACATGATAACCGTTTCGTCGGTCGAGAACGCGGACGAGATAAGGAAGTTCCTTGACGATCCCAAGAACAACCCGCTGCCGAACATGCGCATAAAGAACTTCAAAGAGTACCAGCAGGTCATCGACACCTTGGCCAAGGTCACCGACTCGGTCCGCTCGCTCACCAACCCGAACGCGCAGCAGGAGGCGAGGGTGGTAAAGACTAAGTCGACGAAGAAGCTTCTGCCAAAGTCAGAAGAGGCCATGCTCCTTGAGCAGCTCGTGCAGGTAGACGACGATGGACAGTAAGAACAGGACATGCACCGTAGAAGGCTGCAGCAAACCGTTGAAGTCCAGAGGCTACTGCACCGGGCACTATAAGTCTATAATCGACCGACCAAAGATCAAGCAGAAGAAGATCGAGGAGACCAAGGCTGCGCGCCAGGAGGTGATAAACCGCAAGATCTCAGAGAACGCGTCCAAGTTTACGCCAGAGCAGCTGGAGCGTATACTGCTAACGCCGTGCCGCACGGAGAAAGACCTCAAGAACTTTATCCGGTACTTCTTCAACCTACACCTGCCAGACTGCAAGGTCTCCAGGTATGCAGACACCACTCCTTTTCATGCAGTTTGGGACGTGTACGACATATGCACGAACAACAACAATCCGCAAAATATCCAAGAATTACTGTATGTTGCAGGAAGGGGCAGCGGTAAGTGCGTTTCGCAAGATACTGTAATCATTACCAATAGTGGTACCAAATATGTACAAAACGTTAAGGTTGGCGATTTAGTTTGGACCGGCTGGTCCTGGAAACCCGTGGTCGAAACTTTTGACGAAGGCATTAAAGATGGCGTAACCATTACTACCAAACATCTTACCAAAGATGGCGCATGGTCTTTGACTGGTTCCTTAAAGCATCGTGTTCAAGCCCTTGACCCCGAGACCGGCAAGATCGACTGGGTCTACATGAAAAATCTTATTCCGGGCCAGTTGATCTATAGGTCCTTAGAGTCACTAGGTGCCTTAGTAGACACGTCTTCTAACGATTACGAACTAGGATGGCTTGTTGGCTGCATAACCGGAGATGGTTCTGTTAGTCGCTTTGATAATGCCATATCTTTTGCCGCAAAAGATAAAGATCAATTAGCAATATATATAGATACTATAGTCAAACATTTTGGCGTAGAACCAAAAGTGAAATATGACAAAAGATCGCCAAATCTCAGTATAGCTGGTATCTGTAGCAAGGCTTTAAGAGAATACTGCGACTCCATTATCGAGGGCGAACTCTGCTATTTCAAAAAGCTGAAGACATTGAACCATAGTCCAAGTTTTCTGGCTGGTTTTATATCTGGAATGATGGAGACCGATGGCTCCAAAGACTCGATAACGTTAGCCAATCCAGAGCTCATAAAACAAATAGCTCAGATTTTGAATTTATTCGGTGTTCATGCCGTCATCAACAAAAAACGACGCAAGCCTTCTACAACTAAGTTTGTTAAAGACCACGTAGTGGAGTATCACTGCGTCGATTATAAAACCGCTCTACCAGAATATTTGATGCCATTGTTCTCTAAGCGCGAGGCCTTCAAGATCTACAGCGCTAAGATGAACGAGCAGTTTCGCTATCCGTCTAAATTGTTGAAACCCTTTGCATCTTTTATAAAAGACAAGTATGAGATCGCGAATGGATACTGGCGTCTCGAGGCGGGAAAAAAGACCCACTCCGATATAAAGTATTCTAAAGATCTTTGGGGATCTGGCGAGAAGGCTAAGGAGCTTTATGTCTACGGTTACAAGATCGATTATTTCATAGATCTAGCGAAACGCCTAGAGGAATATGATTGGGCCGACTACCTTTCCTTCGTCAGGAGGGGGTGTTACGAGACCGTAGATTCAGTTGCCTTTGGCAAACATTACTTCTACGATCTTGAAGTAGACGTCGATCACGCGTACTGGTCGAACGGCTTCATCAGCCACAACACCCTCGGCATGGCCATAGCTGAGCTTCTAGTGCTGATGCACGATCAGCGCGATGTGGTGCACGTGGGCGCGATCCTTTCTCAGGCAAAACGATGCTACGAGTATCAGCAGAAATTCCTTCTTTCAGACCGAATAAAGCCGATAGTGAACCCACCGAAGGTCAGCGAAGAGAACAAGATCCTAGAGAAGATGACGATGGAGAAGTCAGTGTTCAACATCAAGAGTGAGAAAGTCACACTTGAAGTGCTCCCGTGCACGCTGCGAGCGTGCCTGGTTTCCTCCGCTACGTCAACCGATGTGCATGGTACAATAAGATCATTGGCAGATTTCAAGCCAGGCGATTTTATCAAAGACACCACCGGCTTCGTCGAGGTCCTCGGCAACGAGCTAGAAGACGCCGAGTGCATAAGGATAGAGCTAGAAGATGGAAGAGTCATCGAAGGAACCCTCGACCACAAAGTCTGGACCCAGCGCGGATGGATCGAGCTTCAGCACCTCACCGACGCCGACGAGATCTCATCCTTGGAAAGCACCTCAACGCGAGCGCATGCAGAAGTTAAAGCGTAAAGCCGACTACTGTGAATCCTGCCAGAAGCCTCTCTACAAGAATGTCTACACGACGTGCAAGGAATGCCGCCTAGATAAAGGCTGCACCAAGTGTGGTTCCTCTATCTTTCGCAGGGGCATGTGTAGGTCCCATTACGATAAAGATAGATTTGCAACTCGACCTAGATGCTCCGAATATGACTGCAAAGAAAATGCAAAGCACAACGGGCTTTGTTCTGTGCACTACAACGCCAACAAACTAAAACAGGCCCCAGAGTGCTCAATTTCTGGGTGCACAAAGAAGGTTGAGAAAAAAGGCTTATGTGGCACGCATTATCAAGCGTGGCGAATTAGGCAACCTAAAAAGAAATGCTCCCATGCTTCATGCGACAACAATGCCTTCAAGCATAAACTTTGTTTTTCACACTGGAAGATATTCGATCCAGAAACGGCTTTCGTGCGCGGCATAAGGGTGAGGATAACCAACTCGATCAACAGGCGCTACAAGAAGAACGACAAGGCCGAGAAGCTGTTGGGGCTCAACATAGAGGGAGTTAGAAGACACCTGGAGTCCTTGTTCCAGCCGGGGATGTCGTGGGACAACTTTGGTAGCTGGCACATCGACCACATATGTCCTTGTTCTCAGGCTCAGAACGAAGAAGAGCTCATAAAGCTGCAGCACTACACCAACCTTAGCCCGATGTGGAAAGACGAGAACTTCGCAAAGCGTGACACTGCTACGGAGCAAGCAATAGCATCGTGCAGTAGGCTTCTGGGAAGGGGGTGGATTGGTCCATGAGCTGCTTTGTAAAAAAAATGCACCGTAATCAAGGCTAATTGATAAATATCGGGTATAATCCCTATGGCACTAAGGGGATTATATTGTCTAACGTCAGGACATCACCAGACAAGATACGGCAGCTTCTGCTGGAGAAGCACGGCGGCCTAGTGTCTATAGACGTCTCAACCTTCTGCGGCATGAACAAGAAAGCCAAGTTCATCGACGTAGACCACGGAGAGTGGTGGGCGACGCCTACGAAGGTGGTCACATGCGGCCAAAAGCACCCCAATAGAAGAAAGATATCGCTTGCGGACATAATCGCCGCACTCGATACAAACCATCAAGGTCTAGTTTTTATAGACTCAAGCTCGTACTCTTCCTCCAACAAGAAAGCCAAGTTCATCGACGTAGACCACGGAGAGTGGTGGGCTCCGGTGTACAAGGTTGCTTTCTACGGTCAGTCTCATCCTGGAAGAAAGTCTAAGAAGCTGTCGGACAGCCGTGCGTCGACCCACACCACAGACGACTTCAGGGCAAAGATGAGTCAGAGGATAAAGGAAAAATACCACGACATAGCGAGCACGAACCTCCAGCGGTACGGCGTGTCCACTCCGCTGCTCCTGCCAGAGACGATAGACAAGAACAGGTCCCGCTTCCTTAGCCCTGAGGCCTTGAAGAAGAAAGAAGAGACCAGAGCCGAAAGAAGATTAAGACTAAACGAGAGAAAGAGATCTAAAAGGACAAAGGCGGATCCAGCGGATAGGCTACGAAAACTTCAAGAGATCGGCGTAGCTAAGAGCTTAGACGGAAGATCCATCAAAGATATATGGAAGCTCAACTTCGCAGACAAGATAAGCTACTCGTTCGTGTGCAAGATCTATGCCAAGCACCTACCAGCTACGGAGAGCGATTTTATCAGCCTAGTCGAAGAGCACTTTACCATGAGCGACATAGAAACGCTAATGAGCTCAAATCCTATGTTATCAAGGTTCGATAAGTTCCCGGCAAAAGGATGCAACATAAGACCTGACTTCAAGGTCTCCGATCGCGTCTACGTCAACGTCGACGGTCTATACTGGCACTCGGACAAAACATTACACAAGAAATACCACCTGAAGGCAAGGCTAAAAGCAGAAGAGTTTAACTTAAGGCTCCTGCAGTTCAGGGCAGACGAGGTGATCTACAAGCGGTCGATCGTCGACTCTATGATAGCGGTAAAGGCTGGCGCGGTGAAAGATAAACTCCATGCCAGGAAGCTTGATATAAGACAAGTGACCGCACCGGAGGCGAAGACCTTCCTCAAGGCCAACCATCTCATGGGGTTCGCGTCCGCTTCCGTGTATCTGGCCCTCAAGGACGTAGATCAGATAAAAGTCCTGCTCTCCTTAAGGTTCGAGGGCAGTCAAGTAAAAATAGTAAGGTTCGCTTCTGCGCTGAGCACCGTGGTCGTTGGCGGTTACTCCAAGCTGCTCAAGTATGCTATAAAGACGTTCGATATAGATAAGATCTACACGTTCGTCGACCTGCGGTACGGCGACGTCGCCTCGCTCAAGGACATGGGCTTCGTGCACGTCGGCACCACGCTGGGATGGAAGTGGACCGACTACGACAAGACCTACAATCGTCTGTTCTGCAAGGCTAACATGGACGAGAGAAAATTGACACAGAAAGAGTACGCCAAAGAGCTTGGCTTGGTCAAGATCTACGACGCGGGTCAGGCGAAGATGGTCTTAAGCGTTGACAGAGGTTCAGATGGCTAAGGTAACGAAAATCGAGCGCACGGGCATAAAGCAAATAGCGAAATTGGAGGTTCGTTCAAGCGACGATCCGACCAATCCGATGTCAAATTCGTTTGTTACAGCTGACGGCACCATCAACCACAACTGCAATGGACCACACGTGCCGCTGGTCGTGGTGGACGAGATTGATACAGTATCAGGCGAGGGGCTTAGAGCCTACAAAGAAATCTCCGGTATGCTCGACTCCAAGCGCGGCCGTAAGCCGCTGCGCGTGGGCATATCGACCAGAAAGTCGCGATACGGTCTCATGAACCAAGCCATCGAGAACGCCGAGAAGCAGGGCAGACATGTTCGTCGCTGGACCGCATTTGAGTTCACCGAGCGATGCCCAGACTCACGATCTGGAACGCAGCGCCAAGAATACTACATCGATCAGCAGTCGTTCGACGTGAGATCTCCGTCAGAGTTCGAGAAGCTCGGCGAGCAGAGGAAGAAAGAGTACGAGAGATACGAGATGTACATAGGCTGCGGGAAATGCCCACTCGCTCCTATATGCCTCGGCGACGCCAAGAATCAAGTCTCAGAATCGCCGATGCTCAAGTCTATAGACGAGCTCGCGCAGAAGGTCTTGTCAGAGGGTCCTGACTGGGCGATGTCCCAGCTGATGAATCTAAAGCCGTCGGTCGAGGGGATCATCTACAAAGAGTTCGACGAGCGCATGCACGTCAAGACCTGGAACCAGATGTGGTTGTCGCTGACCGGAAAAGAGTTTCCTGGCGAGTGCAACCACGATATATTCGTCAAGAAATGCTTCAGTGACGACACTGAGGTTTTGACGAACAACGGCTTTAAGCTTTTTAAAGATCTTACTGAGTATGACACTCTAGCCACCCTAGACAACGGTGGTGTGTTAAACTACCAGAAACCGATAGAGCACATCTCGTATCACTATAAGGGAAAGATGGTAAACCTTTACAATGAGATAGGCGGAGGCAAGCACCATCTCGACCTTCTGGTTACTCCCAACCACGATGTCGAGTACCTTCACGGTAGAAACTTCAGAAAGAAGCAAGAGATAAAGCTTTTGAAGCAGCGAGCAGACTCTCTTGACGAGCTGAACGATTTTTACATACCGGCTACCTGGCTTTCCGGCTCTACAGCAAACAACATGGACATAAAATCTCCTATAAGCTTCATGACCGGCGATCAGTTTATGGCCTTCATGGGGCTTTGGCTGAGCGAAGGCTCTATGAGTTCGACAAGAGCAAACGACGAGTGGGGGCACAACAAGGTAGAGGTTTCTCAGTCTAAGAGCAGAGACGCCTCTGACAAGGTTGAGCGGCTTATGGCATCGATAGCTTGGCCCAACAAGCTTCACAGAGAGTCTGATGCTCGGGATCAGGTTGACTATACGACAAACTGGTCCGTATACAACAAAGAACTATATAATTACTTAAAGCCTTTAAAGTTTGCCGTCAACAAGTTGATATCTAGGAACATACTTGAACAAGCTTCCCGCAGGCAGCTATCGATCCTTTTGGAGTGGCTATGCTTCGGGGACGGCTCGTACATGTTCGACGGATCAAGGCAACAGCCTTATTATTCAACAGGCTCTGAGCAGCTTGCCAACGATGTTCAAGAGCTATGCTTTAGATTGGGATATAAGAGTTCTCTTTCAATGCAGGGTAATCAAGGCAAAACGCACAAGAACACAGGGACTGAGTACCTAAGACGTTTTAGAGTTAATTTTCACTTTAAGACAAACAACAAGCCAGCAGATCGTTCGTACTACATCAACAACGGAACCAACAAGAGCGAATATTCTAATAAAACACAAGGAAACATAGGTGAAGTAGACTACGATGGAATGGTCTATTGTGTAACGATGCCCTCGTCTAGGTTATTTGTTCGCCGCAACGGAGTAATATCGCTGAGCGGCAACTGTCACAACATGGGTCTTCCAGCGTACGCCGGCATCGACTGGGGATGGTCAAACCCGCACACGCTCGTGGTATTTTTCGTGGACGCAAAAGAGAACATATACGTCGTAAGATGCGACGGCATGACGTATATATCAAGGCCCACGTGGATGCACCACATCAAGAACAAGTGGCATCAGCCATACCGTATCCAACTCTACTTTCCTGACCAAGCGGATCCTGGTGACGCAGTAGAGATGAGGAAGCTTGGCCTTCCGACTTCGACAAACACAGACAAGGGCAACATCAACACCGGCATACAGATCATAAAGAAGTGGCTTAAGATTCCAGGCACTGCCGAGTCTAAGCTTTTCATTGCTCAGGAGACATGTCAGGCTCTGATAAGGGAGTTCCAGCTCTACCACTACAAAACCGATGCCGCTGGCCAGATATCAGACACTCCAGACAGCGAGCACGATCACTGGCTGGATGCTTTACGATACCCGCTGACGAACCTTTTCGGCAAGAACCAGATCGTGCTTTCATCTGCCGGTTTGGACGTCGATATGGCAAAACTGGTTGATAACAATGGAAATTTCTTCAAGGCGCCCACTCCAGAAGAGTACGCGAAACTCAACAACCTGCCGTTTAATCCAGAGGTTAATGCCGATAAGCTTGGTAAAATAGGAAGGCTGTCTGAGATCGATGACGAGGAAGACGATAAGTCTGTAGACGGTGGATTTCTTTGGACGTTTTGATAAGTATAATAAATAAAAGCGCATATTATTGGAGACTTTATGTCTTGGATTGAAGATATCAAGAAAGCGGTTACCGACTCGATTCGCAAGGACATAGAGGACTTAACAAAAGTCGACGCAGACGACGCGCCAGACAAATCCCAAAGTCAGCCGGGCACCGGCGAGCTCGTAGGCGCCAAGGCCATACTGACCGACCCGTTCTACGACCACGCGGTCCACAACTACTTTCTCTCAAAGAGCAGGGTCTCTCGCATATCTAACAGAACCCTGCGCGAGATATCGATGCGCGACTGGCTCGTGAACACGATCCTTCAGATCCGCTGCGATACGGTCCTGAGGTTCTCTCGCCCCCAGCACAAGCGCTTCGACATGGGATACAAGTTCGTCAAGACAGACCACTCGGCCATGTCTCAGGAAGACATCGACAACATCCGCATGCTGGAAGACTTCGTCTACCACTGCGGTCGCATAGACGGAACGCCTCGCGGCGAGGAGATGCTCTTCGGCGAGTTCGTCAAGCTCATCGTGTGGGACGCGCTCTGCTTCGGCCACATCGCGTGCGAGAAGGTCCTGACCAGGAAAGGCGGCCTTCACAGGTTCCGTCCCCTGCCCGCGGAGACGGTCTACAAGGTAAACCCCAACATCAACCGAGCCACGGTAGAGGGCCAGGCCAAGGTCGCCGTAGACCTGTATCACAAGAAAAGATCCGACAACGACTCGTCTAACCGCGGCCACGTAAACACGCCCGAGATCGAGTACTTCAAGTACGTCCAGCAGTCGGTCGACAACCGAGTCCTCAACGTCTTCGGCGACGAGGACATGATCTTCAAGCTGTTCAATCCCAAGAACTTTGCAGACTCGAACGGTTACGCCATATCCATGGTCGAGCAGTCGGTGATAATGATCACGAACCACCTTAACGTGGAATCATACAATGCGAACTACTTCACCCATGGCTACGCTGCACGAGGAATACTACACCTTAAGGGCACGGTTACTCAGAACACTCTTGCATCTTTCCGTCGTCAGTTCTACAACACTATATCAGGATCCAACAATGCTTGGCGGACGCCTATAGTCGCCGGCCTAGACGACGTGCAGTGGATACCGATGTCTGGTTCGGCCAAGGAGATGGAGTACATCAACTTCAACTCCCACATCATGCGAAGCATATGCGCGCAGTTCCAGATCGACCCCATCGAGGTCGGCCTCGACTACCTTACCACGGCGAACGGTCGCGCGGCCTCTCAGGCCAAAGAGTCAGGCCAGTTCAAGATCACGTACTCTCGCGAGCGTGGTCTGCTGCCGATACTGTTCTTCATCGAGGACCTGATAAACCAAGATGTCGTTCCTGCGCTGGACAA